GTATTATGAATACTGTACTCAACTTTGTTCCCTACTGGGATAAAAACATCAGCGAGTATGACCCAACGTGGAAAGAAACCAAACTTCTCATCAAGAAGTACACACCGTTCTTAGAATTCGACAAAGCTAAGATGAAAGAGATAATTGATAGTCGATTTGACATATAAATAGTCAACTATATTATGAACATGTGAAACCGTTAATACACCGTCAATACAAGGAACATACTTATGACACAATCGTTCGAACAACTAAAGCGCAGCCGTCAAGACTCATTCAGCAAACTGACTGAACAACTTGATAAACTCAATGATAAGAAATCCTATGCCAAGGATGACTCTAATTATTGGAAACCAGAGGTAGATAAAGCAGGTAATGGATTTGCTGTAATCCGCTTTCTACCAGCCCCACAGGGCGAAGATGTACCTTTCGTACAAATGTTTGACCATGGCTTCCAAGGTCCGACTGGTAAATGGTATATTGAAAACTCTCTTACCACCATCGGTGGCAAAGACCCAGTAAGCGAACTCAACTCGCAACTCTGGAATTCAACTAAGGATGACGACCATCCTAATCGCCAACAAGCTCGCAAGCAAAAGCGTCGCCTTTCCTACATCGCAAACGTCTACGTTGTAAAAGATCCAGCCCATCCTGAAAACGAGGGTAAGGTATTCTTGTACAAATTCGGCAAGAAGATCTGGGATAAGATTCAGGCTGTAATGTATCCTGAGTTTGAAGGTGACGAAGCAGTCAATCCGTTTGATTTGTGGGAAGGTGCTAACTTCCGTCTGAAGATTCGCCAAGTCGCTGGCTATCGCAACTACGACCAATCGCAGTTCGATCCTAAGACTCCGCTTCTTGATGACGACGCTAAGTTAGAATCAGTCTGGGCTTCTGAGCACAGCCTGAAGAAGATCGTCGATCCGTCGAACTTCAAGTCGTATGATGAACTGAAAACTCATCTTGACCGTGTTCTAGGTGCTGGTGGCGTTGCTGGTGCAACTGCTGCTGATACTGATGAAGAAGTCGCTGAGTACGTTCCTCGCGCGAAAGTCGCTGAAGCGCAATCTGCTCCAGTAGCGGAGACGCCAACTTCAACTGACGAAGATGATGATTTGGATTTCTTCCGAAAATTAGCTGGTTAAAAAGAAAGGGAGCTTCGGCTCCCTTTTCTTTAGGTATATGCTTTGCTGAATCCACTGTATCCAGCGTTTCCTTTGCTACCGATTCCCATTCTATCAGCGTGTGGCGCTTGGTTCATATTAGTTGTGGATCGTATATTGTTTGGAGCATTTACAACTGTTGTGTTAGTTTGAGCTGGCTGTGGTTTTTCTGGTGGCTTTGCTCTGGCTTCTTCAGTTCTCTTATCAAGTTCTTCTGCTCTGTTTGCTGGCGGAACTGGAGTTGGTGTTGGTGTTGCTTGAGCTATTCCCAGAAGAGAATTAGCAGTTTGTTCGGAGTATCTTTTCATCAAAGCACGCTTTGCTTCTCCGATATCATCGGCAGCTTCTACCGCTTCGATTATTTCTTCGTCAGCTCCTTCTTCTTTCAATCGTTTAGCTGCTCCGGAAATAGCTGCTTCGTCCGCAGCAGTTCCGCCACCACCAGCAGCAATTTTTTCATTATCTGGTTTTTTTATTCCTAGCCAACTTAATAGCCTTGATCCGAATGGAACAGCGTCAGCTAATTTTATCAAAATTTCTCTAATGGCTTTTGTAATATCTTCCCAGATATTAGAAACGAAGTCGCTAACACCACTAACCTTTTGTAGTGCTTTATCAAAGTTCTTTCTAATCACACTAGTTTCATCAAATAGATCGATAAAACCAGCAATAGGGTTTAAGAAACCAATATACTTATCTAAGAATTCTTTGAAGTTAAACTCTTCAACTATCTTTGCTGCATCTTCGAAACCGAACAAATCTAAAAGACCAGAAACAATAAACTGACCGATTCCAACTAACCAGCCAAACAATCCATCGACGATTCCAACAAGAGCACCTCTAAATGCTCCGATAATACCACCCTCTTTGAACCCTTCGATTGCTCCCATTATACCATCAAATATTCCCATGATTATTGTTAATGGAATGAATAGTTTACCAACCACTCTTAAAATTCCTTTGAACGCACCTATCAATTTTGTAAGCATACCTCCTGCTGCAGCACCCTCGGGAAGAGGAACTGGAGGAATTGGGACTGGAATCGATCTTCCACCTTTACCACCTTTACCAGCAGGAGTTCCTGGAATTCCACCAGCATTGATTACAGAACCAGGAGCATTGATTACCTTTGGTCCCATGAATAAACCCTTCAACCAATTCTTTGCTAACAATACTAGAAATTTACCGCCAATGTAAACAGCTAAACCTGTAAGAGCAGCCTTTAATAGATCAAGCGGTTTGGTAAGATCAACAAAACTTAATAAGAATCCTAATAGAAATGGTATCAATACTGCTGTTATAATTGTCACTACTCTTTTGAGACCACCAAAATATTCTTGAAACAATTTTCCAAGTGGACTCATTTCCTTTTCATCTTTACCTAAACCAGCTTCTCTTTCTTTTTCTTTCGTAGCGAGAGCGTTTGCCTTTGATGGTGCAGTAAGAAGATCCATTGCTTCTGACGGCAAGGTAACAACCATACCCGCAAATATATTATCTGCTATATTTTTCATAAGCCCGCGAATATCCGTCAAAACAGTAAGTTGATCTTTTTGAGCTTCAATCATTAGTTTAGCGTCTGATGATTCGTCGCCTTTTGCAGGACGACCATTTTTATCAGTCAAAAACATCGGTAGTGGTTTGGTTGCCATTTAGTTTCTCTTTGCTTGTTCTTTTTCTTTTTCTAGATGTTTTAATAGCATACTGACATAAATGTCACGTTCAAAAGGTAGCCACTCATTAATATCCTCGAGAGAATACTTGTGATGCTGCATCAGCGAAAAGTTAAGTTCGTAATAATGTGGTAGGGACATATACCCTACCATTAGTCGAAAAAACTTTGGATACCCTCTAATACAATCATTTTCTCAGCGCCATCTTTAGTTTTATACTTGACTTCTGCATATACCTTTGGCATGCCATCGAAAAATTCTTTAATCTTTTGAAGCTCTTTAACACCCATAGAAAGAACGAACTCTTCCATATCTTTCCTTGAGTATTCTGAAGTTTCAAATACTTCCTCGCCCTGATAGATCTGTTCGATACAAGCAATCATTGTGCTTAACATTTGACTGCTTTCGTCTAATTTTCCTACCTTGGCAATCGTATCAAATGTAGGATAATTCATCAGAACAGAAATATCATCAGTCAGCTTAATCAATTTTTCTGCTTTGGTTTTAGACACGATTAGTTTATCGAGATCGATTTCTACATCATATGTTTGACCATCATCTTCGTCTTTAATTCTAGCCGCAATAATATTAGAAACAGATTTCGCTCTAATATTCAAGAAGAAGTATTCCAGATCGAACGAGCATAATTTGTCAACATCGATACTATCTAAGCAACAGTTATTTACGATTGCTTTGTACGCATTTACCATATCTTTCACATCGTCGCTTTCTTTGGTGACGAGAAGAATCTTTTCTTCAGCTACGGTGAATGGTCTATAACGAATCTTCTGACCTGTTGATGGAATCTCTAGTTCAAAGATAGGTTGTTTAATTTTGGGTAAAGCCATTGTATTTCTCCAATCAGTCAATCATTTATTAAGGGAATTTTCTAATATTATTCAGATTTTGTTTTATGAAATTAGTTCCTGAGATAATCTTATTAACATTATTTATAGTGTCTATCGCAGTTCTATTGTTACCCAAGAATGGTAATAGCGAGCTGGTAGTATTAAGAATACCATCTGCTCTCTTTAGAATAGTCAAGTTCGTCTTAACCTGATTAATCTTTTGCGCTGTATCGGCAACACTACCAATAAAGTTCGCAGTGCTATTCAAGAAATCCGAAATATCTTTAGCGTCTTGGTCAACTCTAGACGGAGTATCATAAGGAGAGCGTGTGTTGTAGTATTTGCCATCCAATGCTTCTAGGTTTAATTTACCGAATCTATATTCAGTTGTTCTGTACGCAAAGGTAATATTAACTCTCAAAAATTCATCACCATCACCCCAATCTAATGAAATTGGAAACCCGATTTGAACAGGAAATGCTTCTATTAAATGACACTCAATTATGGCCATGGAATTTGATTCATTTGAAGAATCCGCGTCTGTAGGGTTTTCGGTGCCGACCATTTGATTCATTACATATATCTTTAGATCGTTGCAGAGATAGTCTGATTTGTATGCTACTCTTTGTTTATTCTTTGGAAACTCTTTATCAGTTAGTATAATTTTAGAAAGCCATTTGTCAAATAATTGCAAAGCCGATGCGCTCTTTGCATCAACAAAAAAAGTCAATTCAATTTCATCATACATGACATCATATGGCATTTTAATCACTTGGCCATATCCATAGGGTCTTTGTTCAGTTGTAGCAATTCTTCTTCCAGGAAGATTGGTGGCAGAACATAACATGGCTACATCATTGAATCCGTCAACAGGCGGAGTAAACTTTACATAAAAGTTAGAAGCCTGAATTAAACCAACTTCTAAGAACTTACTTACAAAATTGTCTACACTAAAACGATTAAGTTCTTCAGCCATTATACTTTGCTCCTGCTATCTTTCCAAACTTTTTCTTTGGTAGCTTTCTTGAATTGTTCTGTTGGTAAGAATACTGTCATATCCCACTCTTCTGGCGGAACATAGATAAATGACGAGCGAGTATGCTCGTATAGATAATGTTTGAAACAGGGAGCAAATAATCTAAAGCGCGCAGCTCCAGATAGCAATGAATATGTTAGACGAAGTCTTGTGGTTTCGTCTTTCTTCTCGGTGTTAATTCTCATTTCGTACAGAGCGTCGAGCAGTTTCGCGCGTAGAATAGGTGGCAAGTAGTGTAGGTTCAAACCATAGAATCCATCAGGCGCAAATTGTACTGGAAAGATTAAAGGGAAGCGATCGTAGTATGGAAGTTCTTTCTTGCCCTTTGGGTCATACAAGAACATATACATTCTACCCATCTTAACGCGCTTTCTTTTATTTTCAGATTCGTTAATAAACTTAGAGGGAACAACCGCATTCTTACCAATTTCTGCATACTTGGATCTTAGCCATGTAACTGCTTTTTTGGTATGCGATGTTAAGTCTACGCCAGCTTTTGTAGCGTCTCTGACTAATCTAGTGTAAATATATGCAGCCATCAGCCGTTTAATTCCTTCTCTGTTATAATTTGAAACTTCCAGCCACGATCTTTACAATATTCTTCGGCAGCTTTCCATTTCGATTGATTCTTACCCCAAGTCATCACTTCGTTGATATAGCGTCTAGTTCTTCTCTGTTGTTTCTTGGGTTCGCGAGTCTGAGCCAATGGCTTAATCTCGACGAGGATACTTTCTAATTTACCATCTGGTGTTCTTTTCTTAAACCAGAAGTCAACGAAGTATCGATGCATCTTATTATCTGTAACGCAGCGATATGGCACTACGACTTCTTCTGAGTTCCATTCAAGAACATCAGAATGCGTGTCAAGAAAGTTCATAAACTTCAGTTCTAAACTTGACCTATAAATAACTTTGGTCGGGTCACCCTTATATTTAGCTGGGTTCTTGACCGTGTATCTCCCTTTCCATGCCATTTTATCGCCTAAATAAAGATATAATCAACAAGGTATTTATATGACCAGTACAGGACCAAGAACTAGAGGTGGTAAACGAGGCAAGAATATTGCCGAACAAGATATGGACAGAAAGCGAAATCAAACAAAAGTCGCTAAATCAATATCATTCTTAAGCGACCAAGGTGACAACCAGTACAGTTTTCTTATTAAACCTGTAAAAGTAAATTACACGAAATATAGCGAACAAATTACAAATATACTTAAATTCAATCGTGATGTTGCTGCAAAAACAGAAGAAGAATTAAACACAGATCAAACTCTTAAAGATACGGCGAACAAACAAGCCCAAGAAACTCTTACTTTAATTTCGAAAGATTTTAAGGCTAAACTCCTTACTTCTCAAGATGTGCAAACAGATACATTTATTTGTCTACCATTACCAACACAGATACCACCAGACTCGTTGAATGTTACCTATTCTCTAGATAATCTCGGTATAGCTGGAGCAGGATATAATTTTGGTAATTCAGTCGATCAAGCGTTCGCGAATGATGGATCATTAGCTCAACCTGCTGTGAGTGCTGGCGCTTATCTTGTTAGAACTTTGTTACAAAATGTGGATTCAGTAAGAGGTTTGAGTACTCTTGCTCTAGGAAATATCGCTAATCCATTTTCGGCAAATATTTTTGAAAAAGTGGAACCAAGAACATTTAGATTAGATTGGCAAATGCTACAGCCAAAAAATAAAGAAGAAGCTGATAATTTACGCGAAATTATAAACTTATTGAGATATTTCGCTTTGCCAAGACCAGATGGTTTATTATTAGAAACACCGCACGAGTTTGAGCTGGCTTTCCTAGGAACAGATTATCTTTATTCGTTTTCTAGATGTGTACTGGCTAATATTGAAGTAAACCACTCACCACATGGTTTTAATGTGTTCACAACAGCGGATGCTCCACAGGCAATTTCGCTTACTCTTTCATTCGTAGAAATATTTCCATTAAGTAAAGAAACAATTCTTAATTCCGTTGGTCTTTCTATGAAACCAACTAAACTTCATATGTTTGATTCTCAAGATAGTTCTGAATCTGATGCAGCTTCTGAAACCGCTGGTTCTAATAGTCAACAGGAAACTGAGAATCAGATTAATCAACAAGTTGCTGATTGGAAAGCAAAACGTGCTGAACTTACTAAATTAGAACAAGAAAAAGATACTATTTTACGTTCGAGAGAACCAGATCCTAATAGACTTGCTAATGTAAATGCTAGAATCACCCAGACAAAAGTTAATATGAATTTGATTGCAACAGAAGTACAATCTTTGCAGGCAAAGATAAACTACACGACTAAGTCTGGTAAAAAACTTAAACCATTACCTTTTGTGTGAGACGATTAAATGGCAAAACAATATTTTAGCAACTTTCCACTAATAGAGTACAACGGCAATGTTCTTAGAAACATAATGCTAAAGTCCAACATCATTAAAGAAATATTGTTAGGACAAACGCTATTCTACACTTATGAAGTTAAGGATGGTGAGAAACCATCTATGGTAGCATATAACTATTATGGATCTGTTGACTATTCTTGGTTGGTTTTGCTTTCTAATCAGATAATCGATCCTTATTTTGATTGGGTTTTGAGCGACGACGAATTTCAAGAGTTTATTGTGACCAAATATGGTTCAATCGCAGCAGCACAAACCCTAGTGGTTGAATATACAGATAGCGTATCTGACGAAAGGTATTCACTCAACACTTTTAATTATGTTTTTGACGGCGACGATTTAGATGGTTGGTTGGTTCCAGTATATGCGTACGATAAAGAATTTGAGCTTAACGAGCAAAAACGAAACATTAGACTTATTGATAAAACATTTAGCAAACAAATTTCTTTGGAATTAGAAAGAAGTCTAAGAGGATAATATGGATACGAACTCTGCGCCTAAACTTATTGTACAAAATAGCAGTACAGTAAATGAGTTTAGTTATTCTGTTGTTTTGAAGAAAGACATTTCAGCAGAAACTGGTGTTGGTATTTCAACGCTCTTAAATACTATATCATTAAAACAATCTTTGCTCAGATATTCTATTAGTTTAGAATTATCATTGGTGGATGGTGTAAACTTAGTTGATGAAGGATTTCTTTCTCTTGGAAGTGTTGTACAAGTAACACTATTCAAATTTGATGATGATCTACCAGAAAATAAAATAACATTGAATTTTTACATCACAAACATAGAAAACTCAATTCAAACTACTAGCCAAAAAGAAAAAGTATACGACATTGTCGCATACACTTTTCCTGCAGTAACAAACGCATGGCCATTAATACAATTCTATCCAGAAGATACTCCTTCCAACGTCATCAAAGAAATCGTAAAGTCCAGATTTGTAGTTGACGCTAATAAAGAAATCGGAACAGGTGATAACTGGATTGAAAGCAAGAATACTATTAAAAATGGTTTTATCTTTCATCAGATTAAACCATTCGACGCCATATCTAGACTATTGTCGCAGTCGTTATCTTCTCAATCAGATGACAGCGCGTATTTCTTTTATCAAGATTATCAAGGATTTAAGTTAAGAACTGCTAGATCGATTGCCAGCGATGCAAACAAGCAAAGATCGTGGAAATATACGTTCTATCCTGAACGAAATGATCCTGCGGCTGGAAACAGTGTAGAAAAAGATTATTTTCGAGTATTATATCTTTCTCAATACGAACACTCAAACTATTTTGATTTGATTGCTTCTGGTGTGCTTAGAAGCGAAATAATGTTAATTGATTTGATAAACAGAGAAGTAAAAACACCAACTAAAACTTTTAAGTATGAAGATGATAATAAGAAGATATTTTTGTTGGGAAATAACAGCGCGATTGATACTTCATATCCCATATTCGCTAAAAACAAAGAATTAAATCCACTTAACTTAAAATATGATTTTACACCAGCTTCATACATTGCAGTTTCTGAGAATGCTTGGGAACGTGATGATTATCTAGAAGAAAAGTATCTCTATGCTCGCGCGCAGAGATCATTGCTCGAACAAACAAAAATTACGATTGAAGTGTACGGTAATCCCTCTATAAAGCCAGGAGATATTCTAAATCTAAATGTTCCTGCGAAAAGTGGTCACGTCGAAGACGAAGATTCGAACAGACAATCTGGTGATTTTATCGTTGGCGCTGTAAAACATAATATCGCAGGTTCTATATTTCAAACCTATGTCGACTTGTATAAAGATGCATATGAAAAAACATTTGTTTAACGGAGAGTTAAAATAATGAGAGATTTGAATAATACTCCATTCGGTCAGTTTTTGTGGTTCATTGGAATCGCAGAAGATATATTCGCAGACCCATCTAAATTAGGAAGAATCAAAGTAAGAGCATTTGGCTTCCATCCTTCGTCCGAAGTGTTGCCAACTGAAAATTTGCCTCTGGCTCCAGTTCTTAACGGTGGAACGTCTTCCGTAAAACAAGGTCAAATGGTTCTTGGTTTTTTCATGGACGGCGATCTGTTACAACAGCCATTTATTCTTGGTGTTATCAATGGCGGAGTTTCTGACGTATCTATATTTGAAAAAATTAGAAGATTAGGAAAAGACACAGTAAACGATACGCAACCGTTAGAAGATCTAGGAGATATAACTTCTGGAACGAACGGAGATCGACAATCAATATTAGAAAAAGCACTTGATGCTGCTGGATACGCTGGTTGTCAAAAAGCCATGATTATGGCGCAGTGCGCGCACGAAACAGGAAATTTCCAGTTTATGAGAGAACTTGGAAACGAACGCTATTTTAACAAATATGATATTCGATATAACAGAAAGAAAGCTCTTGAGCTTGGAAATATAAATCCAGGAGATGGAGCAAAATATAAAGGAAGAGGTTATATTCAAATTACTGGTAGAAGTAATTATTCTGGAGTAAGCAAAGCTATTGGTGTTGATTTGATAAACAATCCAGAGTTGTTGGAGCAACCAGAAACTGCAGCGAAAGCAGTTATTTGGTTCTTTAGACAAGGTAATGGAAAACGTATTAAAGATTTGTGTAATGTAAAAGAAACTACACTTAGAGTAAATGGCGGTTATAATGGTCTTACTGACAGAACAACCAAGTATGGCCAATATAAAGATAGGTATGGAGTAGCTTAATGGCAAACATAATTAAAAATGCTGAAGATTTAATAAAGTTTGATTCTAACACTACTGTCGCGCTCGATTTGAGTATAAACCCATCAGACACTGTCGAAACAGTATCTGCCAGAGCAACTAACGAACTTGATACTTTAATCAAAAAAGGTATAAAACCAGAAAACGTTGCATTTATTGGTACGGTTAGTCAATTTTCTGATATCAACAGTGCATTAGAGAGCCTTAGTTCTAGTGTCGGCGCTTCGTTTGGCGGAGCAATAGATACGGTTTCTAACGTAAAAACTTATTTACAAGATATCGACGATATAATCAAAAATAAGATCGAATTAACAAACGCTACACTAAATGCTAAACTTCCAGAAGATATCCCAGTTGACGAATCTTTAGTCAAAAAATATGCCAGAGCAGTACCACAATTAGATTTTCTTGGTAATGAACAAGTAAACTTCCCAGACACATTTCTAGCAGAAGAACGACCGATAGACGATAAGACTCCTGTTTCTGATTGGAAAGATAAAACAGCAGTTACAGTTGATACTGCAGGCGGAGCAACTATCGTCGAGAAACCTAGTTTATTTGCTGCGCAATATGGTAAAAACATTTTAGTAAAATCTAATACTGGGCATTTTATAGAATTAGATGATACAGAAAACGCAGAACGAATTAACATTCAGCATAAGAATGGCGCATTTATCACCATTCATCAAGACAAGTCTATTGTAATCCGTGGCCAAAATGGTATTCAGTTGATTACCTATGCTAACAACGAATTGTTCGTTGGCGGAAACATTAATATCACTGTTATTGGCGACGCTAATATCTCTACAAATGGTAATACAAACATTGATACAGTTGGCGATGTAAATTGGAAAGTCGGTGGTAAGTTTAATCTTGATGCCAAAGGCGATATCAATCTAAACAGCTCGGAAAGCGTCAATCAGTCAGCTGGTAAGACTACGAATGTAAAGTCAGGAAACCAGACAATCATTAACGGTTCTTCTGTAGAAATTGATAGCAAACTAAATGTAAAAGGTTCTACAAATCTAAAAGCAACTGGTAAAGATTCTCGTGGTGATAATCACAATCTCGGGGTTGATGGTTCTGGCGCTTCTTCTGTTTCTGCTGCTGAAAAATTAGGCGAACCAAAGAAAAAAGAATACAAACTTGGTTCTTAAGCACTACTAAATACACTATAACAGCGGAGAATTTACATGAAAACTCTTAAAGACTTTATGGTTGAATTTACAGTTCCTGGATTTGAAGGGAAGAGAATCAAAGTCACCAAAAAACCAATTCGCATGATTAATGGTAAGTTAGCCAGAGCGTTTCCTGGAAGAGGAACTGAGGGCGATGGTCCAGATGGTTCAGCCGATGGCAATGACGGCGGAAACGGCGATGGTGGTAATGGCGGAAACGGTGGCGAATAATGTCATTTCGTAAAGAAAATCCAATCAAAGCACCACCAACTTATAGCGACTTTAGTGCTTCGTTTAGCAGAAACGTCATTACAAATGACGTTGTGAGATTGAACGACATAGATGCTGTAAAGCGTTCTGTAAAGAACTTAGTTATGACTGATAAATATGAGAGATTGCTAGATCCAGCACTTGGTGCTGGTATCAGCGAATTGTTGTTTGAACAAATGACTCCGCTCACTACCGTTGCTTTGCGCGAAACAATCATTCAAACTCTTAATCAATATGAACCAAGAATTAACATTGACACCATTGATGTCACGCCAGATTATGATAGAAACAGTTATTTTATAAGCATTGCTTTCTCATTAGTAAGAAACGAACAAGTAGGAACTGTTGAGTTCCTTCTAAACAGGATAAGATAAAATGGCGAACCAAGGATTTTTAACCAACACCGAACTAGATTTTGATGCTTATAAGCAAAGCCTAAAGACATATCTAAGCCAGCAAACTGAGTTTAGAGATTATGACTTTGATGGCTCCAACTTATCAGTTCTGCTAGATTTGCTGGCATATAACACCTACCATAATGCGATGTATCTAAACATGATTGGTAGCGAAATGTTTTTGGACACCGCGCAGCTGCGCGACTCAATCGTTTCGCATGCCAAAGAACTAAACTATACACCAAGATCGCGATCCGCTTCTACTATTGATGTCACTATTACTGCTTTGC